AATTCCGCTAACGGAAAACGAAAATAACGAGCGAACTTGGAATGAAGCTCAAATTTTAATTAATAAAAACCGATTGTAAAAATGAAAAAAAGTGCTGAATTAAGACAAGAGCTTAATCAATTAGTAGGCTCGCAAGAAGCAATCATGAACGGAGCGAAAACCGCTAACCGTGCATTGACTGCTGAAGAAGGAACACAGTTCGACGGTTTGCAAACGCAAATTGACGAAAAACGTGCAGAAATTGTACGTATGGAAAAATTTGAAAACAATCAACGTGAAGTAACTAACGATACTTCAGTGATTGAAAGAGATGTTGAAAATCCTAAAAAAGAAAAAAGAACATTCTCTTTAAACAAAGCAATTCGTTCATTAGTGAATGGTGTGGCTTTAGATGGTCCTGAATTAGAAGCTCATGAAAGAGCAAGCAAACTTGCTAAGGATTCCGGTATTGGTTTATCTGTTAGAGGTTTTGCAATGCCGGTTTCAAGTAGTAATCCTTTTGAAACTCGTGAAGATGGTCAAACCGTTACAGGTGACACAGGTGGTTATGGTGCTACAACTGTTGCAACAGAAAAAGGTGCTCCAATTGATTATTTAAGACCGCGCACAGTTGTTGAAAAGCTTGGTGCTGTGTTTTTGACAGGTTTAGTTGGAAATCTTTCTTTTCCTAAAAATAACGGTGGTGTAACTGCTGCTTGGAAAGGTGAAGTGGAAACAACTGATCCAACAAAAGACGAATGGGGTGAAGTTGAAATGACTCCAAAACGTTTAACGGTTCGTGTGCCAATCTCTTTACAAAATTTGATGCAATCATCTTTTGATATGGAATTATATACTATGAATACTATTCGTAAAGAAATTTCAACAAAACTTGATAAAGCAGCATTAGTTGGAAGTGGAACCGGAGAGCCAACAGGGGTATTAAATACTTCAGGAATTGGTTCTGTTGCTATTGGAACGAATGGTGGTGCTCCAACTTGGGATGCTGTAGTAGCATTAGAAACTTCTATTTCTACAAATAATGCCGATGTAGATGGTATGAGTTATGTTTCTAACTCTAAAGTAAAAGGTAAATTAAAAACTACACCAAAAGTGAGTGGTCAGCCAATTTACATTATGAACGATGATGGAACATTAAATGGTTATCCATACTATAATTCTAACCACATTCCTTCTAACCTTACTAAAGGTAGTTCAAGTGGGGTTTGTTCAGCGGCTATTTTTGGTGATTTCTCAAAATTAGTTATTGGTCAATGGGGCTTTATGGATATTACTGTTGATGATAAATCACGTAAAAAAGATGGTTATATCGAGTTAATCGTAAACCTATTCGCTGATGTAGCTGTTTTAGAGCCAAAAGCTTTTGCGGCTGTTAAGGATCTAACAACTACTTAATAAAGTAGCGATGGCAAAAGCAACTAAAAAAAGCACTTCGGGTGAAACTCCCGAAGTGCTTAAAATAAGATTCACACAATCACCTACCGGCAGGTTTAATCTTGCTTACAATGCAGGTGATGAAGTTGAGTTTCCGATAGCTTTTGCAGCTGAACTAATTGAACTTGGTTTTGCTGAAGCAATTGGAAGTAAAGCCTAAAAACACAAAGCGATGACAACAAACTATTTCTTTACAAAAAACACCGGGTTAAGTCCTTTTGTGACTTTGGAAAAAGCTAAAAAGCAATTGAAGCTGGAAGCTGATTTCACCGAAGAAGATGATCTTATTGAAGATTACATCGAAGCTGCTACAGTAGCGGCTGAAGATTACTTGAATAAGAAAATTTTTAAAGGTGTGCTTACTTTTGAGTGTAGCAGCTTTACAAATCCGTTTGTGTTTACCCAAAATGATGATGCCGATGCTGTGGCTAGTGTTAAGTATTATGCCAAAGATGGTGATGGTGAAACATTGACCACGGTGGCTGATACCGATTACAAGCTTCGCAAATCATCATCTATTGGGTGTAAAGAAATAAAGTTCACCGCTACGCTTCCGGAAACTGAAGTGCGTGATGATGCTGTGATTATCAAAATCAATCAAGGCTTTGCTGTGGCCGATTTGCCAAAACCTATTTATCAGGCTATTATGCTGATGGTAACATCAATGTATGAAAAGCGTGAAGATATTGGCGAAATTGGGTTTAACCAGGCAAGCCGAAACTTGTTAAGACCTTACAGAAACTTCTAGTATGGAAAAGAAACCTTTCGTTGGGCAAATGGACCGCAAGGTGCAAATTGTTGAAGTAACTAAAACCAAAACCACAACGGGATTTGAAGAAGATACTGATACTACAGTTTGTGAACCGTTTGCCTTTATGGAAGAAGTTTCCGGTAATGAAGTGGAAGAAGGTAAAGTGATTCAATTGGTAAATAGAACGTACACTGTTCGCTACCGAAGTGAGATCAAACTAAAACAAAACAAGTTGGTGCTTATTGATGGCACACAGCGTTATGAAGTGAATAACATAATTGAAATAGGCAGAAAGTCGCATTTAAAGTTAGTGTGTAGAAAGTATGAGTAACGGCATCAATGTTAGCGTAATTGGTTTTGACAGACTGCAACAGCAATTAAAACTGTTGGCTGATGACAAAGACAAACGCCGCGAAACTTTGATACTACTTCGAGAAGCTGCACGGCCAACAATACAAGCGGCAAAGCAATTGGTTCCTATTTCACAACGTAGTCACATTGCACGCGGCAAAGTTATTCAGCCGCGAAATTTACAAAAGTCTATCGGTGCAATTACCGGAAGGCGTGCAAAGAACCCGACAATTTATGCCGGGCCACGTGCAAAAGGTTCTTTTGATGGTTGGTATGGTCACTTTGTGCATGATGGTCATAATTTATACCGAACTGGTTTTAAACGCAAACGTGTGAAAGGTGCTAATGCATCCGGAGTAATATCGCGAACCAAAGCCAATCCGTTTATGACTAATGCCTTTAAAGCAACCGAAGGTGTAGTAACCGCCGATGCCGAAAAAAGAATGGCAGCATTAATACAAAGAAGAATTAATAAACTGAGTTAACCATGGGTTTAAAAAGCACATCCGAAGCGTTTCGCGCATTCCTGTTAGGGGAATCAGCTTTCACTGATGTGATGAATGAAGAACTTTACCCATTTATGGCTACCGAAGGCAAAACGTTTCCGCTGGCAACTTATCGAATTCAGCAAAGTGAGTTTGGTACTAAAGATGCTGATCAGTTTGATATTGCGCTTTTTTTATGGTTTGAAAACTATAACGATTGTGCAGAATTAACGGATGCGCTAACCGAAGTTTTTAAAGGATCTGATGTTTACCACTGGAAACTATCTGATTTGGATTATGATGCAGAATTAAAATTATTTAACGGAATTATTAATATAACAACAATAACTTAGAAATTATGGCAGCAGGTCAAATTTATAAAGGTAAGAATGTGCGTATCAGCTACGAAGGAAAAACTTTGTACCATACCACATCATGTAAATTGGATGTTTCAACCTCTTTGGAAGAAATAGCCACAAAAGACACTGATGGAACAGTGCAAACACCAGGAAACTACACTTGGAACTTATCAGCCGAAGCGTTAATGGCCGATATTCCTTCGGGATCAACTACGCAAATTGCCGGTGATGATTTGCTTGATTACCAATTGGCAGGAACCGAGTTGGATGTTGAATTCTCAACCAATGAAGTTGCAAGCTACAAATATACCGGTAAGGTGTATGTAGAAAGTACTTCTATTGATGCAACGGTAGGACAAAGTGTTACAGGTTCTTTTGCTTTCAAAGGCAATGGTAACTTGACTAGAGAAACTATTTCATAGTAATATGAATGAAGTAACTAAAATACAGTTAAACGGAAAAACCTTCACGCTAAAATTTGGCATGAAGGTTTTGCGTTTGCTTAGTGCAAAATGGCAAGTTCCGGGATTCAACCAATTGTTTCAGCGGTTAGCTATTTTTGATGGTATTACTGATGATTTAAGTTTTGAGCAAATTGATGTGATTAATGATTTGATTCTTTGTGCTGTAGAGGCCAATGAAGATAACACGGAAACCATCACTGCTGAAGAACTTGATAATTTGTATTTGCATGATGCTGAAAGCTTTTTAAAACAAGTTGAAATTGTTTTTAAAGGATTTATGGCTTCGATGCCACAAGCGAAAGACCAGGGAAAGCCGAAAGCTGCGAAACCGAAGAAGTAAGCAGCAAAGAACCGGAAAACCTTACTTTTGATGATCTTGAAGAAATTGCCTTTGGACAATTACAACTAAGCCCAAAACAGTTCTACAAACTAACTTACCGGCAGTTCACCAACAAGCTGAACGGCTACAACAAACAAAAAGACTACGAAAGCCGGGAACGGCTTGTAATGATGCGAAACCTTATGTGGGCAACGCTTCTACCTTCACAAAAAAGAGGGTTTAAAGTTACTGATGTAATGACCTTTGATTTTGAAAAAGAAACGCTTAAAACGATGTCGCTTACTGAGTATAGCGAGTTTGAAGATGAAATTGAAAAAGTAAAAGCGTACTATGCAAAAATAGACGCAAAATGTTAAATAGTTTTGTAGGTTGACTATTTGATTTGGGATGAAAAGCACGGTGAAAGCCGTGCTTTTTTTATGGTTTAAAGTGTGCAAATGATAACCAATTTTTAACCACGCCAAAGGTACTTTTAAACATTCAAACAAAAGTACTTTACATTGGGATTAGCTTCTATAAATATTAAGTTTACTGCCGATTTGCGTGGCTTTTCTACGGAAATGCAAAACAGCATCCGAACCATTGGAAAACTAGGTTCCCAATTACAAAACACCGGAAAAAACCTTTCGCTTTATGTTTCTGCTCCTTTGGTTGCGGCTGGTGCTGCGGCTATTAAATTTGCAAGTGATTATGAAGAAAGCGTTAATAAGGCAAATGTAGCTTTCGGACCGGCAGCTGATACTGTAAAAGATTTTGCGAAAACATCCTTAGAAAGTTTTGGTATTGCAGAAAGTACGGCTTTAGATATGGCTGCTACTTTTGGTGATATGGCTACATCTTTAGATTTGCCACAAGAAAAAGCGGCGGCAATGTCTAAATCATTAGTTGGTTTAGCTGGTGATTTAGCATCGTTTAAAAACATATCTATTGATGTTGCTAATACTGCTTTGACCGGAATCTTCACCGGTGAAACTGAAAGTTTGAAAAAGCTTGGAATCGTTATGACTGAAGCCAATTTGATACAATTTGCCTTTAGTCAAGGAATCAAAAAACAATTTAAAGATTTCACGCAAGCCGAAAAAGTGGCTTTGCGTTATAATTATATTTTATCGGTTACAAAGAATTCGCAAGGTGATTTTATTAGAACCGGCGGCGGTGCTGCCAATCAAATGAGAATCTTCCAGGAATCATTGAAACAAGTTGGGCAACAACTTGGTGCTGTTATTCTACCGGCATTTACTAAACTGATCACTTTTGTGAATGGTGCCGTGAAAAGCTTTTCGGGTTTATCTACCGAAACAAAAACAACTATTGTGGCCATTGCAGGAATTGCAGCGGCTATTGGACCACTATTAACTGTTACCGGTTCGCTGCTTACTTTCATCCCTAATTTGATTACTAAATTTAATGCGCTCAAAGATACTTTGGCTAGTGTTGGAACGCTTATCGCGGCTAATCCATACACAGCTTTGGCAGTGGCAATAGGATTGATAGTGGCA